AGGTATGCCAGGTTTACCACATACAATACCAAAGATTACGGTTAAGATTGATGAAAATTCTGCGGCTTCGGATAATCCATTATCTGGTGTTGAATCATTGACAAGTGTTGTTAAATTAAAAACCGTTAGGGATGCGTAATGCCAATACTTGATAGAAGAAACAATCAACTCATAGAAGACAAGGATACACGAGTAAGTGTTGGAATTGATTTTCCCTTTGCTAGAATACCCAATCAAGATGGATATTTTGCAACGACCAAAACAACCATTGAGTCGGTAAAAAATAATATCAGATTACTATTACAGACACAAAAAGGTGAGAGGATGTTTCAACCCAACTTGGGTATGGGTATTCGTAGGTTTTTATTTGAACAAATTACAGAGGACACTCAAGTTCAAATTGAAAACGATATTGTGGATACATTCAATACTTGGTTGCCTTTTGTAGAGTTAAGGGAAATAAATATAGATACTAGCAATCAAGATAAAAATCAAATTAACATCAAGATAGTATTTAATATTAAGAGAGCACCAAATACGATTGAATCCGTTGGTGTAGTGTTGGAGTAAGGTAATGGCATATTCACAAGACCAAAAATATAAACCATCGAATGTAAAATACACGAGTAAAGATTTTGCCTCTATAAAATCAGATTTAATAGAATACACTAAAGCTTATTTTCCTGATACCTACAAGGATTTTAACGAGACATCGCCTGGTATGATGTTGATTGAATTAACAAGTTATGTTGGTGATGTATTGAGTTATTACATTGATTATAATTACAAGGAAAACATTTTAGCAACCGCCACAGAAAAGAGAAATGTAGTTAGGTTGTCTGAGTTTTTAGGATATAAGGTTTCTCCCAACACACCGTCATTAGCTAGATTAAGAGTTACCACGGATGTGGGTGTGGATGCTGATGGTAATCCTGATTATAGTTCTGCTCCACAAAATCCAATAAATAGTGGATTACAGATACAATCAAATATAGACTCTAATTTAAAATTTGAAACTTTAGGTGAGGTTGACTTTACCGTGTCCGGTTCTCCTGATGTTCCACCTGTTGGAGCACCAACCTCATTTAATGCTAACGGAGAAGCAACAGGCTATACATTAACAAGATTTGTACAAGCTGTATCTGGTGAAACCAAAACAAAATCATTTACCATAACGAGTCCTACAAAATTTTTAGAATTGGATTTGGGTGAAGATAATGTTATAGAAGTTTTGAATTGTGTGGATTCTTCTAATCAAAAATGGTATGAGGTTGATTACTTAGCACAAGACAGAATACTAAAGGAAACCCATTACACACAAGATGGTCGTGGTGATGCTTACAATCAAGACATAGTAGGTGGTGGTGTGTCAACCGATGTTGCTATTCCATTTACATTAGATTATATAAACACTAACAAAAAATTTACAACTAAAATAGATCCTGATGACAACACCATGAAGTTACAATTTGGTAATGGATTAAATAGACTAAATATTTCAGGTTCAAGTGGAGCTAGTTTATTCTCAATGATTGAACAACAAGGATTGAATTTATCTGGTGTTCCAAGTAGTGTGATAAATGCTAGTCTGAATAACTTGACAACTAACAACTCATTGAATTTGGGAGAGACACCATCAAACACCATAATGACCATAACTTATAGAGTCGGTGGTGGTGCTGATTCCAATGCTCAAGCTGGTGAATTAACCAAGATAAATAATTCGGATGAATCGATTACAGTTACAAATGATGAACCAGCTTTAGGTGGTACTGATGGTCAAACCGTTGACGAGATTAGAGAGAATGCTAAATCATTTTTTGCCTCACAATTGAGATGCGTGACTCGTGAAGATTATCAAGCAAGAATTTTAAATTTACCAGCAAAGTTTGGTAACATCGCTAAGTGTTATGTACATAGGAACGATGATATTGGAACATTAAAAATTTACACATTGTCTTATAATCAACGAAGACAATTAGTACAAACTCCTTTATTAGCATTAAATAATTTAAGACTATATATTGAACAGTTTAGAATGATAAATGACTCTTTGGATTTTGGATTTCAATTGCAAGATGATATATTTTCTGGCTACATAATAAACTTTGGAGTTCAATTTGAAGTCAATTATGATAGAAGATTTAATTCTACGGATGTTAAATTAGAAACCATAAATGTAATCAAAGAGTTTTTTAAAGTAGGAAAGATGCAATTCAGACAACACATAAATCTTGGTGATTTAAAATACAATATATTAGGATTGGATGGTGTTATCGGAATCAAAACCCTAAAGTTAATACAAGATACTTCAGAGATAGACAATTTTCCAACTTCATTAAACTCAAAGAAATTTCACTTCTACAAGGGTGATGGAACTCCGTCAGTTAATGGAACTGCTGGTTATGGATTTCAATATAACTTTGAAAATGCCACAGTAAACGATATAGTAAAACCATCTGTTACACCGGCGGTGTTTGAGTTAAGAGATCCTGATAATGACATATACGGGAGGGTGGTCTAATGCATCGTTATTTTTTTGCTGTCAAGGATGCCTTTATCAATAGTGGTTCGGATAGTATTACGGGTGATGACTTTAAGGACAAGAACACTGGTCAAGATGAAATATTAGAAATCAAAAAGGTATTTTTTAATCAAGAATTTCATTATCAAACAAGAGCATTAATTCAGTTTGACACGGATGAAATAGAAAGTTACATTAGCTCATCCGTATTGCCTAAAGACTATGAACTTTATTTAAGACTTTATGAAACCAAAGGTACGAGTGGATTAAGTGAAACCTATGATGTTGCTGCTTATCCAATAAGTGAATCATGGGACGAGGGAATCGGTAAGGAAGCAGACAGACCAAAAACAACAGAGGGTTGTAGTTGGAAGTTTAGAAAAAATAAGGATGGTATTGAATTACAATGGGCAACACAAGGTGCTTCATACATCTCATCCGATGAGGTAACACAATCTTTTTCATTGGAGAAACCTGACATCAACATGAATGTTACAAGTATTGCTAAAAAATGGTTTAGTGGAGACAATGATAATCATGGATTTCTACTAAGATTATCTGGCAGTAGAGAAACATCAACGGGTAGTTTTGAAGATTTAAAATTCTTCTCAAGACAAACCAATACAATCTATTCACCTAAGTTGGAATTAAGATGGGATGACCACTCTCCAGCAACAGGCTCGAATACCGGCAGTTTGACTCCATTGGACTTATCAGGTCAAACAGAAAATTATTTATATCAGTTACACACAAGAGAAGCATACAAAGAAACCGAGACCGTTAAGTTTAGAATCGGTGCTCGTAAACGATATATCAATAAGAGTTTTACCACATCAATACAAACCGTAAGTGGTAGTTACTTTGCCGAAGGTAGTGCTTCGTATTCAATAATTGATATGGCAACAAATGAAGAAGTCATTCCGTTTGGTGCTTATACCACAATGAGTTGTGATTCAGTTTCACCTTACTTTATGCAGGATTTAAATGGATTTGAACCAAACAGAGCTTATAAAATTTTAATTAAAGTTAAACACAATGATGACCAAACTCTCGTATACGATGATGATTTTGAATTCATACTAAGGAGTTAACATGTCATATCACACTTCAGGATCTATGGGCAGAAGTTATGGTGGTGGGTATGGTACTGTTAAAATCTCACTACAAGACTTCGGAACATTTAAATCAGGCGATACAGTTCAATACATAACTGGCACGCCTCCTTTGACAACAGACCACGGTGAGGTTCAGATTTATAAGATAAACGGAGAATTATTTTTAATTGATCCTCAATACACAATAGACTCTCCTAATCCCCCACCATTTCAATCGGGTGATATGGTAATAGTAAATTCGTCATTACAAACAACAATAGCATCGGTTGAAAATATTGAAATGAATGGATTAAATCCAATAGTTGAAATTAATTTGGATTCACCGATAGTGGATCCACCACGGTTTGTTTATAAGTTTGGGGATTTAGCGGGTGAGCCTTATTATGGCGCTTACCACAAACATCAAAGCGGAACATTGATGATTAATGCTGG